GTTATTACTGGTAACGAAAACACTTTACGACAAGAATATACAGAAGCTAGATCTGCTAATCCAACCCCTAGAAGCGAAATACTGAAAAGGCAAATTGCTGATGAGCAAAACGCTTTAACTCGTTATGCTGAAAAGCGTGTTGAGGCAACAGGAGCTAGTAAAAATCTACCATCTGATTATGAGCGTGGTCAGCTTATGAATGATGCTATTGCTGGAGATGATGGTTTAACTGGATTCTTGAAACAGCAAAAACAAGCTCTTTATGATGAGGCTCGTAATAAAGTAGGTGATAACCCTATACAAACCAATGCTGTGAATACCTTGTTGCAAAACAAACAATTTAGAGCTGGTTTAGGTCTAAAAGGAAATGAAGGTGTAGCCAAGAGCGCAGAACAATTAATTGAATTGGCTAGAACTGTAGGCTTTGAAGATCGAGCAGGAAATGTATTGCCTCCTAATAGTATTTCAGCTTGGAAGGCAGTTCGAGAAGCCTTAAACGCAGAATGGACTAAAGACAACGCTTCAGTCATTCGTAAGATTAATGATGCAATAGATCAAGATATTGCCAAAGCTGGCGGTCAAGATTTATATAAGAAAGCAGATAATCTTCACAAAGCTGAAAAGAAAATATTTGAATCTAAAGGCATTAGAACTCTTTTTGGTGATGTAGATCCTAATGGTGTGCAAACTGCAACTAATTTTGAGGCTATCCCCAAAAAGCTCAACTCAATGCCTGTGGATCAATGGAAGCATATTTATGATACCTATGATGAAATTTCCAAAGGCAGAGTTCGTGGAGCTGGATTTGATTTAGAAATTACTCCTGAGCTAATGCAATATGCGGAAGCTGCCAAAGCCGAAATGAGAGGCGCTTTGGCTAGAGAAATATTTCAAGCTGGTGGCGGTAAGGCAGGAGTATGGAATCAAAACTCTGTAAACAATCTTTTAAATAACCCAATTAGGTCTAAAAAGATTGAGCATGCTTTTTCTCCTGAAGAACAAAGAGCCTTCCATACCTTAAATTACGCTGGTCATATCATGCCAGGAGTTCATTCGTATGAAGGCGCAGCTCTCCAAGCTCAACGAGTAAACAAGTTTGCTGAAAAACTGCCTATGATTGGCAGAGAAGTAGGAGCTGTAACTCGTGTTCCATTTGGAGCAACTATTGGTGAAAAGGTAGGGGAAAAAGCAGCTTTGTTCACTATTGGTAAATCTGAGAAAAAACAAGCTCAGAAGTTGCAAGAAGAAATGGCTAAAAATGCTCAAAAAGGCAAAACTAATCTTAAAGACATAGGTAAGGAATAATTATGGCATCAGTTCTTTTATCCCCATATGGAGTAGGTCAGCAATTCTTTGATGACAATGGTGTTCCTTTGGCTGGTGGTTTAATTTATACCTACCAAGCAGGATCTTCTACCCCATTAGTAACTTACACAGACAATGGTGGAACTATTGCTAATGCCAATCCTATTGTTTTAGATGCTTCAGGAAGAACTCCACAGCAAATTTGGTTATTAACTGGCTATTCTTACAAGTTTGTTCTTCAAAATGCTGATGCTGTATTGATTCAGACTTTGGACAATATTTATCCAATTTTGCAAAATGCACCAACTTCAGCTCCTGCCATTCCTAGCGGTGGAATTATTATTTGGTCAGGCTCTACTGGCTCTATTCCTGCTGGTTGGTATTTATGTAACGGAGCAAATGGAACTCCTGATTTAAGAGATCGATTTATTGTTGGAGCTGGTAATAGTTATGCTGTAAATGCAACTGGTGGAACAGCCGATGCAATAGTTGTTACTCATACACATACTGCATCAGTAACAGATCCAACTCACAGCCATTTTCTTGCAAATACCGATACTCCAGTTGCAGGAACAACATCTACATTGACAGCAAGCAATTATGCAAATAAAGCAACAACTTTTAGCGGAAATTATGAATCTTACGCTTTAGGTGGATCAAACACAGTTTCAACTTTAGGATTAACAAGTAGCTCATCAACAGGAATTAGTGTAACTAATGCTAATGCTGGTGTAAGCGGAACTAACGCTAATCTGCCTCCATACTATGCTCTTGCTTACATCATGAAGGCTTAATATGTCTTTTGAGCTAGATCCTGTTAAATATGGTGTGTTGTGGAATACTGTGGAGAACAACGAAAAAAAATTAGAAGAAATGTCTAAAAAAATAGACAAGCTAGAGAGTTCTATAGAACAATTAGTCAAACTTGTAAACCAATCAAGAGGCGCTTTGTGGATGGGATTGGGAATTTTATCGGTCATTAGCGGAGTAATTGGCTTTGTAGGGAGTTACTTTTCAGGAAAATGAAAATGTATGTCAGACCAATTCGGATTTTTGGAAGGAGCAAAATCTCTTAGTTCCTCCCTAAACGCTAGTCGAGATGTAAGCAAAGAGCTTACTAAAAGCATTTCTGACACACAAAAAGAAGCAACCGATTTAGCAGTTCAGCGCAATTTAGATAGGCGCAGGGAACTAAAAGAAAATGAAATTCGTAAGGAGTTGTTCCTTAAAAAAGTGTTAATGCAATGGGAACATGAAGAACAAGTTAGACGAGAAGAAGCAAAGATACGAGCAGATTTTTTAAAGAAGTATGGCAAACGATGGGCAGAAGTAGAAACCTTGAAAGCCAAGTTAGAAAAGCAGGAAAAAGAGCTACAAAAAGAATTTAATAAAGATTTACGCAAAGCCCAAGTAGCGCAATTTTGGTGTTTTGTAGTTGCAGGATATATAGCTTATTACTTAGTATGGGGTTCTAAATGAATATGCAAGATGTTTTAAAAGCTGTGATTCCAATCATAGTTGCTTGTATAGCTTGGCTGCTCGGTCAAGTATCCTCATTTCAAACAAGACTTACTCAAATTGAAGGCAAAATGCCAGCTTTAATTACTGGTGAAGGTGTGCCAACTGATAGCCCTATTTCGGCAGAGCGTAGAGCAAAAATGCGTGAAGAACTATACAAAGAAATTCATGATCTTCATGTAAGAGTCAAATTGCTAGAAGAAAGGTCTAAAAAATAATGGAAACATTACTTGGAATACTTAAAGGAGTTGCTCCTGTTTTGGCTACAGCCGTTGCAGGGCCAGCAGGAGGAGCAGCAGTTGGTTGGATAGCCTCAAAACTAGGGATTGATGATGCAACTGTTGAAGGAGTAACTAAAGCTCTTACTGGCGATCCTGAAATGGCTTTAAAGCTCAAAGAACTAGACCTTGAATACGCTAAATTAGAAGTTCAGGATCGAGATTCTGCAAGACAAGCCTATGCTCAAGTGGCTACCTCAGAATACGCTACCAAGCTCGATAAAGTCGTTGTTCCTGTATTGGCTCTTGGAGTTGTCGGATTAGCGTTTACCCTTATTGGGGTCTTGATGTTTGTAAATACCCCACAAGATCAGCAACAAATCATTATTTTTGCCCTAGGTTTTATTACCTCTGCTGCTGGTCAAGTCCTATCTTTTTACTTTGGTTCTAGCCAGGGTTCTAAAGACAAGACAGAAGAAATAAAAGGAATGTTGCGGAAATGATTGAAGCTCAACTTTTATCCCTAGGAATTGAAGGCAAATGGCTTGAGCCTTTATTAAAAACCTTTGAAAAATATGAAATAAACACTCCCACAAGACAAGCTGCTTTTATTGGTCAATGTGGGCATGAATCAGCCAATTTCAAAACCCTAGAAGAAAACCTAAATTATTCGGCTAAAGGTCTTATGGCAACATGGCCTAGTCGATTTCCAAGCCTAGAAGTAGCTACCCAGTTTGAGCGAAATCCTGAAAAGATAGCCAATAAAGTTTATGGTGGCAGAGCTGATTTAGGCAATACCGAAGATGGTGATGGTTGGCGCTTTCATGGTAGGGGTCTAATACAGCTCACAGGAAGGGCAAATTACACAGTTTGTGGTCTAGCCTTAGACAGACCATTTGCGGATCAACCTGAGATTGTTTTACAGCCTGAGAACGCTACCCTGTCTGCTGGATGGTTTTGGAACAAAAGGGGTCTAAATGCTCTAGCCGATTCCGAGGATTGGACTACCATGACCAAAAGAATAAATGGTGGAACTATAGGTTTAGAAGATAGAATCAACAAGATCCATAAAGCGATGGATATTTTAGGAGCGTAAAAATGGCAGATAAATTTTTTAAAGAAACCAAAAAACATGAAAAGCGTGAAGAAGCGCAGATGATTAAATTGCGTAACGCTGTCTATGAATTTGGCAAAGAACTAAAGAAGCATGAATCTAAGCCTATGAGTAAGGCACATCCTGAGTCTAAGAAATCAGACCAAAAGGATGCACCATTACCCAATATGCGGAAATACTAAGAATTACGGATTAAAGTCCTTACTTCTTCCAAAGTTTTAAGTCTGCTGTATTGCCAGGCAATAGTCCAAATTTGTAGAGCTGCTTTATTTGGTTCAAAACAACTTGGAAAAGTATCAAAAAAAGCCTGTTCGCAATCATCTTCAGGTATGGGGATTTTCCCTGCAAAGGGAACATCTTCATAGTTCATTTGATCCTCGCAACTTTAGCTTTTCTTAGGACAGCTTCATATTGTTTTTTAGCTTCATCATCCAGCTTACGCAACGGAAGATTCTGCCAATAAGACCATTTGTCTTTGTATTCTTGAAGCTCTGATGGAGGAGTCCAGCCTTTTAATCTCCATCTAATCGTTATGTCAGTTCCACTAACAGTCCAAATATGCTCCATAGAATCTCCTATCGACAAATAGTTACTCATTGACATCCTGCTGGCCCACAAACATATTGCTGCCAGCAATTTGCGTGTTGAGCAGATACATAACCAACAATAAAAAACGCTCCTACTGCTAATAATGCTTTTTTCATGATTTCTCCTTTAATGGTATCTATGTTTCGGCATACAAGTTACTTCAACAGGAATATCAGTTGTAAAGCCATTAATGGAGCGCTTAGTTGTTATTACTACAGCTCTAAGACCAGCTCCTTCACACTCTGTAACTCCATTGATAACTTCATTCCTAGTTAAAGCAGCAACTTGCTTGTCTAATATTAACTGTTGCGAAGGTGCTTGGCTATAGACAGTTGGATTACTGGAACAAGCAAATAAAAACCCACAAATCAACACTAACAATATTTTTTTCATCACTCCTCCTTAGAATGGAATATCTTCCTCTAACTTATCAATTGGCTTGGAATCAGCTTTATCTTCAGGAACATTTAGGTAAGCAAGAACAGCTCCTTCTTTAAAAGCAAAGATTGGCAATGATTCCAACTTCAACATCAAGCCATGTTTGGTTTCCATGACAACTCCAATGGATTGATAGCGCTTTTTCATCTTTCCATCATCACCTTGAAATTCGGATACTGCTGCCTTTACAAAATATTTAATTGCCATTGCGTTTCTCCATAAGATTTACTTCAACTTCTACTTCACTCAAAAATTGCTTAACTTCCTTTTCGATTTCAGCTATCAATTCTTCATCTCGATTGATTCTTACTATTAGGAGCTGGCTTCTCTCAGGCATCCGAGGATCAAACGATACAAAGTCGCACCATTTAGCTCCTGTAACTGACATCTGAGATTGCATCTGAATAATGTATTTCTGAGGCGGTTCATTAGCCTTTATATAGCTCCAATGAGTTGCTGAATTAGGGCATTTGATCTCGATCAAGCCTTCCCCTACAACTCCATCAGGAGAGCAGCCAAAGTCTTTAATTTTGGGATGATTTACAAATGCGATCTGATCCACAAAATTGCCTGTCGTAACCTCATAAGCAACCCTGGCTTGGGGTTCAGTAGCAACTCCCCACTCCATAGCAGAATTGCTATAAGATTCCTCTATGGTCTTTGTAACTCGTTGCAAGGCAAGCTCAATCAGATAGTTACCTCGACTAGCTGAAGGCCCTGTTTTTGTCTTTGCCAATATGTCAGCAACTCTAGAAGCAGTAACTTTCCCAAGTCGAAGCTGATGCCATTCAGGAGTTCCTTGCTGAACAGCTACTCTATCTTCTGTTGTAAATGTGGTCATTTCTCTTGTGCCTTTCTTAATTTAGCCCATTCCGATTCAATGTATTCTTCTGATTACGGCTTGGCTATCTTGATTACTTCATCCAACATATCTTCTGTGACTGTGCAAGTCCACACATGGTCTGTTTTATAAAACCGCATGACAATAGTGCCAACAGGAAACTCTTTAAACGCTGTCATTTCTCTTGTGCCTTTCTTAGTAAATAAACAACTTCTTCTCTTAGGTTAATTAAAAGAACAGCATCTTCTATTGAGTTATCTTCTTTTACCAAAGCCATAAAATATTTTTCTATAACCTCAAATTCTTCTAGTGTCATTTGTTTATCCCAAAATGTTCTTTTAAAAATGGTCGCCATGTATCTTGCCAGTGTTTCAACGCCTCAATTTCAGCTTGTTGCTGGCGTAGCATACGAGCAGCATCATCTAATCCGTATGGTGGGCTTGACTGCAAAGCATCGGCTAGTTCATTTGCGTTCATTTCTCTTGTGCCTTTCTTATTATTGCTCTAGAGAATTGTCTCCATGTATTTGCAGAAAAATCATATCTACTATTACCAAACCATCTCCTAACTACTTCGTCTATTTCCTCATCTGTTAATTCTGCTGGATGGGTGTAGAGTGGAATAACTTTTTTAGCATCTACTGGTTCATTGAACTGCAATGACATATTTTCCATGTCATCAGGACATTGTTTACTGACTATTGCATAAGCAAAAGGTGGGGTACTTTCCAACGATGTTAGAGCATCTTGAATCTGCCTAGTGTTCAGTTCTTCAGGATTTCCCCCATTGTTCTTTGCTGGATGGGTGTAGAGTGGAATATACCCTTCTAACCATCTTGGTTCTTCTTCACGATACACAAAGTATTGACCTTCACCATCGGTTTCACTTTTTCTCCACGCTACTGGTTCATTATTCATTTGTCAGCCCAAATATAAAAAAGAACAACTCCAATAAAAATCCAACAAAGCAGTCCAGTTAAAGCAAAAAATCCAATTATGAAGCTCATTTTCGAGCCTCCTTTTCTTTGCGTAAAAGATTGTCAAAAATGGCTTTATGCTCCCAGTTCTGCTTTTTTGGCATCTTTGGCAGAAGCAATTTTTGATACTGCTGATTTGTCTTTGGATAAGGTGTTATAGGCATTTTTATAGACATCTTTGAGTAGCTCCATAGAATCACAGTTGGAAATAGCTTCAACCCATTTATCGGCTTCAGCGCTTAAATCTACTTCTTCCTCATCAGGAATATCTTCACCAGCGTAAATGTAGAGTCCTAGACCATGCAGAGCTATGGCCTTAGCAAGGCAACGCTGCATAGCGGTATTGACCTGGAAAGCATCAGGATTAGGAATGGCTTTGTTCATGTTCATAACTGGCAACTGAGCTGTCATGGTTTTGCCAAAAGCTGTTACCGAGCAAAAGACCATCAGGGTTTCGTTAAAATAGACAGGATCTTTGTATTCCCAAGTGGCGGTTGCATCAAGCTGTAGGAGCTGATCCACAGCCCAAGCCCAAGACAAATAGGTGAACTTACCTTTCTTTTCTGTGTGTTCATTGACATTGATTGTTCTGATTTCTTGATATGTTTTCATCACTTTTCCTTTAGTCATTAATTTCATTTTCTGCTGCTGATTTGGCAAACTTTTCCATGTAATCAAAAGTAATCATCATGATTTTTCTGCCAATTATTTCGTAGTTACCTGAATCAATACAGTCTTGCAAAGCATTGGCGGTATCTACATCTAACTCCCCAAGAGCTTCAGCAACTCTGCTGGCATCTTTAGGATCGTATTCAGCGCCTACTTTCATAAGCTCGTAGGTTCTATGCTCGATTTCGTCTGAGCGATCATCATAATCTTCAGGCTCATAGTAAGCATCATGTCTAGACATACCCATTAGAAGCCTCCTGTTCTGTAGATATAGACAAGAGCAAGGAAGATTCCGATAGCAGCTCCCATAAGCCAAGAGGCTAGGACTTCCCATAATTTAGGTTCTTTTTGATTCATATAATTTCCTTTCATCACTTGTTAAACTGATTTGATTATACACAAAATGACAGATAGCAACACTTTTATTTGCTTATTTTCTAAGTGCTTTCCCTAATTCAAGGGTTTTGCATTGTTTTCCTTTTGGTATATGATTTAGCCTGTTTCTTACGAAAGGATAATATGAAACCATTTGACGAATTAAAGCTAGAATTTGGGGTATTGGCAAACCTGGCGAAGCCTTTAGGAGTAAGGGAAAACGCAATTTACCAATGGTCTAAACGAGGCAAGATCCCAGTAAAACACATCAGAACTCTCATAGAGCTGTCGGAAGGCAGATTGACCAAAGAAATGCTTAGACCTGACTTGTTTTCCAAGGAGTAACAATGAATTTTTACCCTTTTCACATAGGGGATTATTTGAGTCATACCTCCCATCTATCGGATGAGGAAGATCTGACTTATAGGCGCATGATTGACCTTTATTATCAAACAGAAGAACCTTTTACTGATACGGCTAAATTGGCTCGTAAGGTTAGGTCTAGCTTTGAAATTGTGGGTAGTTTGCTCCATGAGTTCTTTGTTTTTGAGGATGGTGCTTGGCATAACAAACGAGCTGATGTGGAAATAGCCAAATACAAAGCTATGAAAGATGGGGGTCGCAAAGGCGCAGCATTGAGGTGGCATAAGGGTAGCGATAACTCCCCTAATACCCCCCCTATAC